GTATACAAGAATTGCTCTGTCAATTTGTAAACTGAAAGAAATTTCTGATAGACCATCTGAATCATATCCAACTGAACCAAAATCGGCGCCTGTTGGGTACGCATTTACAAGTAACCATTTTTCGATAACAACTCCTGTTGGGTCTAACATTTCTAAATCAACGTTTCTTTTATAACCAGCGGCATAACCCATTCTACCTGTAACTGACTCTGCAATTGTTCTAATCCATTCCATCATCGCTTGAGCCGCAGACGGTCCAATTGGATCCAATAACTTAACAGATATAGGATTCCATTTAAAGGATCCTGCTACATAAGTTTCTGTGTTCAAAAACTTGATAGGGTTAGTAGTAATATCTATTTTTGGTCTTGCTGCAGTTTGGACATACCATTCATTGATCCCCAAGTCAGAAGGAAATCTCAAAATAAACCTGTTTTTCTTTTTAGGTTCGTAAGGAATGGGCATTTTCATTAATAAATCAGCCATAGTTTTTGTTTTTAAGTTGTTTTTATTTTATTTATAAATATTATATTAGTAAATTTTTTTCTATTTACTTTATTTTTTTTCAAAATATTCTTTCTTTAATTCTAGTCTTTAATTTTTTAATAAGAATATTTTCATGTATTTCTTCTTCTTCTCCTGATTTAGTTAAAAAAGTCCTTAAAGTATCTATTCCTTTTTCTTTTGCATATTTTTTTGATGCTAAAGCATTTTTTTCATCGTCGTCTAAAAAATGAACTTCAGGTTTGATAAATAACATCCCACTTTCTAATGGACCCGAATTTTTTACCAAGTTAACATAGTTCATCTTTTTTTGTAACCTTAATGAAAGGTTTGTAATATAGTCGTGAAATTTGTGGTTTGCATAATTTTTTTTCTTTTCAGGGGAAATAGCATCTGAAGTACCATAACTTACAGGTACAAAAACACATCTATTTAGATAATCTCTAATAAGTTCACTATCAGACATTTCTTTTAAACCCATAATTTTTCTAAACTCCCTTAATGACCTTAACAACATTGACTTGTTAATTCCACTTCTCTCCATATTAATTAGTTTACTGATAGCTTTTTTTAAGGTGTTTGGTGAATGACCCCTTGCCGTTATAATTGCAAAAATTACACCGTTGTTAATTGAGTTTATTAACCTTTCCCACCCAACTCTAACTAACGGAGCCTCTTCAATATCTCTAAGAAACTTTTCATCTCCTTTAGTTCCAAAATCAACTAAAGCATTATCTGAAAAACCAACAATTTTATGTCCTTCATAGTCGAATGGGATTTTACCTACCTTATCTCTATAGATAGCAAAATCATCTGTAGACATACCAACTTGTCTACCTTTATCATCCAATAAAAATATTTTTGTTGGCATTCTCATAATATTATCATCCCAATCCAAAGCATAATAAACAGATGGGGCTTCAAAACTTTCACTTCTTTCTCTTATAATTTTCGAAATATTCATACTAATAAATACTTTAATTTAAAAAAAAAGGGAGAACAATGTTCCCCCCCTTTTTATTATTTTTAATTTATCACACATCTTCGAAAGATGCTCCTGTTGGTGTGATATAGAATGTTATATCAATAAACTCGAGTGAACGAGTAGGTTTGATATAAATTTTACCTGTCATTTGATTTCTATCTAAATCTTCAGGATCTGATGAAACAGTTACTCGGAAGTCATATAAACCTCTGTCTCTTCTTATTCCGTCCAAGATAGGGTTCACTGCATTTAAGAAATCTTGTCTCACCTTATCATCGTTTTGGTCGAACAATAATCTTACAGATACCGCAGATATTAACTTTCTAGCTTGAAGTAACAATCTTCGTACATTAATTCTATCAAGTGCTGATTGTCTTATCTGTAAAGTTTTATTACCCCAAATTACCGTACCTATATCTGAGAAAGTTGCAATTGGGTTTATACGACCTGTATATAAAACATCTCTATCTTCTTGTGTTAACTTTTTACGAGCTTTGATAGAGTTAACAATACCACGAGTGTAACCAGCCGCTGCGAACCAAGGGAATGCAATGTTATCAGTCAAAGCTAAGTTTCTTGTAACTTCAGCAGTTGGTGGTATATAGATTTGTGTATTATTTACTGTATCTCTTGTAAGAACCCAAGGATAGTAAGTTGCGGTATAGTTTGAATCAAGACCTGATTGTTCTAAATTATCAACTGCCTCTTGAGGATAAATCAACCCATCAACCCCCGTGGTTGTAGGAAGTAGAAGATTATAATCAGGTGTTGTAACAACATATAAAGAGTCGGCTCTTTGTTCTTCCACCATAGATACCGCAGCTTCAACTAAATTACTGTTATTAACGTAATCGATACCTGGAGTAACAAATACATTTATATTAACAGCTTCAGGGTTAGCAAAAGTGTTGATTCCAAGAAGGTATGCGTAGTAATCTGTGTTAGCATATTCTTCAGTACCAGGACCGACAGTTATTTGTTTGAATGCTCCCCATCCTGTAGCGTTAGGGTATCTTGTTGTAGGACAAGCTCCTCTTAAATAACCTCTTCTTCCTAATTGGAATTCGTCTCTATTGGATCTGTATTCTCTGTATATATCCCATCCGTCAAATCCTCCTTGAACTAATAGTGTGAATTTTCTTGTAATTAATCTATAGTATGGATTTGTATCTACGTCTGGTTCAGAACTGAATGATCCTGACCCACAAATAAATCTTGGTTCACCACTTGATGAGAATACATCAGGTAATGTAATACCGCTAGCATTTTTATCCATGTGGAAACCTGCAGTTCTGTAATTCCAATCAGAAGATTCTACAGCGAAACAAGTATTAATAGGATTTCTTTTTCCATAGTATTCGAAGAATTGAGGATCATAACCATAATCAGCACTTGTTGAGAAACCTAAATAAGTTTTTCTAACATTATCACCACTTGAAATCACCGCATCGTCATTTCCTGAAGGTAATCCAAATGGAGGATTAAATACCACTTCACCAGGAAAATCATATTTAGCTTTGATAATAGGGAATGGTGATCTTGCTCCTGCGTATTCTCTGAAGTTGTACCCATTAAATCCACAAGGTAAAGAGTCGATTGGTGCATCTTCATTCATCTCAACCATTATGTATTTTGATTTCAATTCAAATTCACCATCTAAACTTCCAATCTTTTTAGCGATAAAGTTGTTTTCACCAGGATTCATAGAACAATTAGTGAATTTTTCTAATACTACCGGATTTGAGTCAGTATCATAGTAATCTCTTACCAATATGTCAAAGTTTAAGTTGTTGAATGAAATATTAGTTATAGAGATTTTAACTTCGAAATTGGCATTGTCACCATCAGAAATTGTATAAAATTTGAACAAATCATAAACTTTATTTCCTCTTACTTCTGATACAACCCAAGGAGATGAAGGGGACTGATATCTTTCAAGATACCAACTCACCGATGTAGGATCTGCACTTTGAGCTTCAGGTAAAGAAACTAAATTACATTTTAAACCTCTAATATATCCTTTATTATAAGAATAAGTTAACATAGTTTGGAAAGCTTCCTCAACAAACAAAGGAACTACATTTCTTGGTTTTTGGAAATTAGAAACCCCAAAAACTTTAGACAGATAAGAAGATTCACTAATACTAAATGAAGTTTCAAATTTGAAGTTTGTTCCCAATCTGTCTGTGGCGTTAATCACAAACGTAGAGAAAGGATTTTTAGTAACTCCTGAGTATTGTCCTGTACAATCCATACTTACATCAGTTAATCCTGTAATTTGGAAAGTTGGGTTTTCATCTGTAGCGTAAGTTGAAATACCTCTTGATCTCAAAGTTGCCACAACCAAATCATCGTAAAGTGTATATGAATTACCAGTATAGTAATAAACCATACCAACAACACTTCCTGAATAACAATCTGTTACTGTTGTAGTAGTTGTAGTAGTTGGTACAATAGGTGTTGGTGTAACACAAGGATTTGATGTGGTTGTTGTTGTGGTAGGTGTAATTGTTGTTGTAGTTGTTACAGGATTGATGTGTGTCATACCTGTTACGACTGTCCAATAAGAAAATCCTGAATACATACCGTTTCCAATATTAGAAAACAAAGCGTAGTACCAAGAATCATTGTAAGGTGAAGAATAGTTAGTTAAGGTACTTGAAGGTGATGGAACATTAAATACGTTTGTTTGTGCCGTATATCCTGTTAACATATTGTAATCATCACCATCAATAGTACCAAAATAAGAAATTGAGGTAGATTGTGATAATGGGTTTAATATTCTTCCATAAACAAATGATTTGTGATCGTCGTCAAGTGTGCTCGTAGAACCATTGAAATTTTCATAAGGAATATTTACAATAGATTCAATTTCAGCAGGGAAACTATCTAAAAATGTAATTGAAGATTGAGAGTTTGTACAACCTGTGAAATCAACGGTAAAACCCGAAGTTAAAATGTTATTACATCCAGGTTCACAATCAACTATGATTGGTTCTTCACAATAGAAATCGACAGTTGCCGGATCTACGTTTGCACTTGTTACAATAGACCAAGATGGTCCTGCATCGTAACCTGATA